AAAAAAGAGAAGCGCAGTCATGTACGAAAGTGAATTTCGTGCATATCAAAAAGCCAATGGTGGCCCATCATGGGAAACAACAACAACTGAAGTCTTAGAGGCTTTGGGTGCTGATGTAGTCTTTGAAGGCCCACAAGCTACAGGTGGTACTGTTTACCAATACTCTCAAGCCTCTGGTGTCGAGCAGATTGATGGTAAGTGGTACACAAAGTATGTGCTTGGCCCTGTCTTCATTGACCAAGTGGTAGATGGTGTAACTACTACTGCTGCTGAACAAGAAGTAGCTTACAAGGCTGTTAAAGATGCTGAACAGGCTAAGAGTGTTCGTGCTTCAAGGGATGAGAAACTAAAAGACTGTGATTGGACACAAGTAGCGGATGCTCCTGTTGACAAAGCAGTATGGGCTACCTATCGTCAAGCCTTGCGTGATGTCACTACGCAGACAGGTTTCCCTTGGACAATTACTTGGCCTGTTGAGCCACAATAAGGAGCAATCATGGCTGTAACTAATCAAGAGTTATTTGACATCTTTCTTGCTAATCCGAATATGTCGGATTCGCAGATTGTTACCTTAATGGAAACAAGAGGTATTAGTCCTGAACAGGTTTCCTCTACATTTGGAATACCTGTTGGCGAGGTTGCGGCTCGTGTGGCAGATGTTATTCCTCCAAACCAAGCAGTGTTGCTAGGTGATACTTATGTTCAAGCCATCAATGAAGTAAGAGGTTCTGGCGAGGATCAGCAGATAGGTGGCTTAGAAAATGTTCTGACTTACAAAGTTGGCGAGAATCAAACTGGCGGTGCTTATAACCAATACACACCAACTGGTGAACTTGAGCGTACTGGTACACAACAAGAAGTTAAAAGCGGTCTAAAAGAGTTTGCACTTGGTTCTGCCCTATTGTTTGGTGGTCTTGGTGGCGGTTTTGAGAGTCTATTTGGTGGCCCTGCTGCAGGTAATGGCGCTTTCTTAGGTGAGGGCGTTGCTTCAGGTATTCCATCCTTTGATGCCGCATTTTTAAATGCTGGTGGTACTTTTAACCCTGCCTTTGGTTTGCCTGTTGGTAATGGCGCATTCTTGGGTGAGGGTGTCCCAACAGGAATACCTGCGTCTGATGCGGCTTTTCTAAATGCTGGCGGTACTTTTAATCCCGCTTTTACATTAGCCCCAGATGGGTTATTGGGAACACCTATAGTAGTTCCTCCCACAGGCGTACCCCCCACTGGAGTTCCTCCAACAGGTGTACCTCCCACAGGTGTACCCCCTACTGGAGTTCCCCCTACTGGAGTTCCTCCTGTAGTAACGCCTCCTACTGGCATTCCTCCTATTGTTACGCCTCCTACAGGTATTCCAATTCCGACAGTTGCAGACATTACAAGATTGGCTCAATCAGGTTTAACTGCGGCTCAGATTGCGGCTTTGTTCCAATCTACTGCACAAACTGGTGCGGGTCTTCTCCAACAACAAACATCCCGTGAAGCGGCTCAAAAAGCGCAAGCAATGATTGATGCGGAGACTGCGGCTGCTAAAGCGGCTGCTCAGTTTAGACCTGTTGGAATGACTACTCGGTTTGGTGCTTCACAATTTGGCTTTGATCCTGTAACAGGTCGATTAACAAGCGCAGGATACACACTAAGCCCTGAAGCTAAAGCGGCTCAAGACAGGTTTGTTAAGTTGGCTGAAACTGGTATTCAACAAGCAGAAGGCGCTCAGAAAGCCTTTGAACCACTGCAAACAGGCGCTCAGAGTTTGTTTAAACTTGGTCAAGGTTATCTTGCTGAAAAGCCTGAAGATGTTGCTAAGAACTATTTAGCTTCTCAAATGGCTTTGTTGCAACCTGGTCGTGAGACTGAACTTGCTAATCTGCAAAACAGACTCCAACAACAAGGTCGTGGCGGTCTTTCTGTGGCTCAAGGTGGTGCTTTGGGTGCTACTACTCCTGAACTACAGGCTTTGTTCAATGCTAGAACGCAACAAGAGGCTCAATTGGCGGCTAATGCTCAACAGTATGGTCAACAGAATGTCGCATTTGGTGCGGGATTGCTTGGCACTGGCGCACAGACTATGGGTCAGTACTATGGTGGTCAACAAGCCGCTTATGCGCCTTACACGACTGCTTTGGGACAAGTTCAAGGCTTGGAGCAATTGGCACAACAACCTTTGACAATGGGTGCGGCTCTTGGTCAACAAGCGGCTCAAGCAGGTGCTAATGTCGGTCGTTTAGGATTGTCAGGTGCTGAGTTCAGTACTCGATTGGCTACTGGTAATGCAGCAACAACTAACCCCTATTCAACACTACTAAGTGGACTAGGTGCTTCTCCCGCATTTGGGCAAGCAATTGGTGGCTTATTTTCTTAAGGATTCATCATGGCAGAAAATATCGTAGCGGGTTTGTTTGGGCTAACCCCTGAAATGTATGGTGAGCGTCAAAGAACAAGTGCTTTGCAAGAAGGTATTACCCTTGCTCAACTAGACCCTGCATCTCGTGGTGCGGCAATGACCTATGCGGGTGCTAGAGGGCTTGGTGGTGCTATTGCGGGTGCTTTAGGTGTAGAAGACCCACAATTAAAGTTGATTACTGCTCGTCAACAGATCATTGGTCAACTAGATCAATCTGATCCTACTTCTTTGTTAAATGGGGCTAAAACTCTTGCTCAAATGGGTGACCAACAAGGTGCTATGGCTTTGGCTCAATATGCTCGTCAAGCACAAAGTGAGATGGCTTTGGTGCAACAACGTCAGTCGGCAAGCCAAGCATCTTTGGCATCGGCTTCTCGTGAGCGTCAACAAGCAGTTAACCCAAATATTCAAATTGCTAATGAGATTGGGACTTTGGAAACTTCTCTTTTAGACATTGAGAATGCTCCTGATAGTCCAGATCGCACTAGAGCGAAAAACTTGTTAAATTCTCGTCTTACGGCATTAAAAAACTTAACTGCAAAACCTGAAAAAGAAAAAATATCTGCATTTGGCCAGGAACTTGTAGATGCAGGATTGACACCAGGTACTGAGCCATACATCAAGAGGATGAATGAGTATTTAAATTCAAAAATTGAAGGTGGTAAAAAAGGTTCTGGCAATGTCACTATTGGTGGCATCAATGTTGATACTGGTGCGGCAGCCAAAGCCGCAGGAAAAATTGTTGGTGAAAACGTAGCCAATATTGAACAGCAATTCTCATTGCAAACTGCCTATAAAGATGCACTTGGCTTGCTAGATAAAGGAATCTATGGTGGTGCTTTTGGCCCTGAAAAACAATTTGTAGCTAAATATGCGGGTGTCGGAAGTCCTGAAAAGGTTGTAAATACAGAAGTATTTATGGCTAACATTGGTGAAATTGTTATTCCTCGCTTACAACAGTTTGGTGGCAATGACTCTAATGAAGAACTTAAATACTTGCAGAGCGTTGTTGCTGGCAATCAACGTCTTGAGCCTGAGTCAATGAAACGTACTTTGATTAGCGCAGAAAAGAAAGTACAAAACAATATCAAACGTTTGGCTTTACAAACACAATCGGCTAAAGGTGGTACTGAGCTACCAATTAGTCCAATAACTCAGCCAACACCAACGCCAACAAAGCGTTATAACTTACAAACTCGCCAACTTGAAACAGTAAAAGGGGATTGATATGGCTATTTATGTTCAAGTAGGAAATGATGTAGTTGAGTTTCCAGATGGAATGTCTGACGAACAGATAGCACAAGCCATATCTGGAACTATGCCTCAAGCAAAAGCACCATCTTCTGGTTTTATGATGGGTTTAAAAGACCCAATCACCGCAGGCGCACAGATGATTCCTCGTGCTTTAGGTGCAGTAGCCAGTTTGGGTGGCACAAAGCCTAACTCTTTAAGTGATTTGCTTTACAGAGAAGCAAAACGTATAGATGAGATGGCTAAAGCTGAAGAGCAAAGTTATCAAGCACAGCGTGAAAAAGAAGGTGAATCTGGCTTTGATGTGGCTCGTTTGGGTGGCAATATTCTCAATCCTGCTAGTCTTGTTCCTGCGGCTCGTGTGGCTCAATTAGCTAGGGCTAGAGGCTTATCTAATGTTGGTCAGGCGGCAGCTGCTGGTGCTGTTGGTGGCGCTATGCAACCTGTGGTTGGCGAAGGTACATTTGGTGAGCAAAAAACAGAGCAAGTTGTTTTAGGTGGAGTTACTGGCCCTGTTGGTGAAAAGGTAGTTGCGGGTGCGGGTCGTGTTCTTAACCCACTAGTCTCCAAAGCAGAGAAAACCATGCGTGATCTGGGAATTACACCAACAACAGGTCAAACCCTTGGTGGTCAATTTAAAACACTTGAGGAATTTGCTGAGAATATTCCTTTAGTTGGTCAAAGCATTCAAAATGCAAAACAGCGTGTATTGTTTGATTTCAACAAAAGTACAATTAACAAAGCATTGGCTAAAGCAAGTGACCCAACAAAACAAGACAAATTAAGTCTTCCTGCTGATGTAATTGGTAGAGATGCAATCGAATATGCTTCAAAAACAGTATCTGATAAATATGATGATGTTCTGTCTAAAATATCATTTGACTTAGATTTTGCAACAACAAGCGATATTCTTAGTTCTTTAAGTAAAGCCAAAGGATTAGATGCCAATCAACGACAAAAAGTTAGTGAAACTCTAAACAACATCGTGTTTGGAAAGTTTTCTGGTCAAAAACTTGATGGTAAAACATACAAAGGTATTGAGAGTGATTTACGACAGAAAGCAAGCGATTATGTTAATAGTGCAAATGCTTCTGAAAAAGAAATTGGATATGCGTTAAGCGATGTTCTTGGTGTACTTAAAAAAGAGCTGTATTTCCAAAATCCCAAACAAACTCCTACATTGCGTAGAGTTGATGCGGCTTTTAGTGATTTGTCTGTAATCAATGTGGCTGCGGCTAATTCTGGGGCAAAAAGTGGCGTATTCACACCGCAACAATTTGCCACTGCCGTGCGCCAACAAGACCCAACTAGGCGTAAATCTTCGTTTGCTAAAGGTAAGGCTAAAGGCCAAGATATTTCGGATGCCGCACTTGAAGTCATTGGAGACACAACGGGAGCATCTCAAACAGGTCGGATTGCGCTAGGAATAGGTGGTGGCTATGGCTTATTCTCTGAACCTGTAATTGGCACAGCATCGGCATTAGGAGTACCTGCGGCCTATAGCCAAGGTGGACAAGCGGCAATTGATATGTTGTTGCGTCAACGTCCAGAATTACTACAGCGTGTAGGCGGTATGCTTTCTCAACAATCTGCTCCAATTGGTTCAGTAATTGCACCAAGTGCCGTTGGACAGTACAACCTTTCTGAGCGCAGAAGGTAAATGAGAGACTTTGCCGAAGCATTTGTTGCGGCATTCTTTCTTGTTTGTTTTGTCATTTATTGTAGTTATATTATTGTTTGGGCATTTCCGTGATCGCCTTTCTCTTGGCGGCAACCATAGAGTACCGATGTATTAAGTGGACTTGGACTGGTGATGTTTACAACCGAAGAGTTGTTTGCATTAAGTGGGAGAGAAAGAAATGATTGATCCGATAACGGCTCTAGCTGGCATACAGTCAGCTATTTCGATGGTCAAGAAGGCAGCCAATGTTGCCAATGACTTAGGCTCACTTGCGCCCATGATTGGTAAGCTATTTGACGCTAAGTCTGTAGCTACAAAGGCGATGCTTCAGGCTAAACAGTCTGGCAAAGGCTCGAACATGGGTACGGCTTTGCAGATTGAGATGGCTTTAGAGCAAGCTAGAGCCTTTGAGGAAGAGCTAAAAATGCTTTTCATGCAGACAGGCAAGATCGATGTCTGGAACAAGATTAAAGCCAGGCAGGCCGAGATGGACTTGGCAGATGCCAAAGAGATAAGTGCATTAAAGAAAGCGGAGAAAGAAGCTAAACAAAAAGAGCAAGAACAATTAGAGATTGGTTTGGCAATAGGTGGAATTTGCTTTGTTTTGTTTCTAGTCTTTATTGGTGTCAATGAGTTGATGACATTCTGTGAAGCAACAAGAAGGTGTGGTCGGTGAATGAGTATCAAAAGACCTTTGACTTGTGCCTCAAAATCTTCGTTTACGGGGTAGTGGCTTTGTATTTCTTGGGTTTTCTGAAGTTCTTACCTGATGATCTGTCTGACAGAATTGTCAATCTCCTACTTGGAAAGGTTGGTCTTGGTAAATGAAGTACTTACTTGTATTTGTAGCTTTTATGCTACATGGTTGTGATGAGAAATATCGCTATTTTTGCCAAAATCCAGACAACTTCCATGCTGAACCATGTCAAAAACCTAGATGCCAATTCACTCAGACTTGTCCTGAGTATTTAGTAGCACCAATTTTGGAGAAAAAGATTGACGAAGTTAAACCTAACAACTGAAGAGATAGAGGTAAGGATTTGGGGGTTTGTCGTGGTTGCGGTAACACTTATCCTCATGTTTATTGTTGCTGCTTTGCTCTACTCTGTCACGTTCGTGACTCAGCCAATCAAGAGTATGGCCCCGATTGACCAAGCCTACACCAAGATGCTGAACGACATTGTTCTACTGATCGTGGGCGGTATTGGTGGAGTTATTGGTAAACGGGCTATGTCAAGTGCCGCTAGAGCGTTTAATCCTCCAACGCAACCAATGTGTCAACCAATGGGTTATGGAGGCTCTCAGGGCGGTTTTAACCCTTCCTATGGGTCTTCCTATGCCCCTCCGCAATCTGCGTATGGTTTGCCTAGTCAGCCATTTGGTGCTATGCCTGTTTGGAAGAACCCAGAGTTAGATGAATCTTGGACACCTGGCCCTCCTCCAACTACTCCTCCTGACCACCTAGAAGATGACCAAGAGCGTGAAGAATTGGCTCAAGCAAGAAAAGAGGCTGAATAATGTTCCCAATCCCTCTCCCGTGGCTTATTGTGGGTGCTTTGGTATCTCTCTTTGGTACATACCAAGTAGGACACCACTATGGATGGCTAGAACGTGATAACGACATGAAAATCGCCATTGCCCAAAAGAATGATGAAGCCAGAGCCAAAGAGAAAGAGCTTGGCGAGAAACTGCAAGATCAGGAAACGAAACTCAGAAAGGCCCAAGATGATGTCAAGAAAAAACAGTCTGCTATGCATGAGCTTGCTAGGACTGGTCGGCTGCGGCTCCCAACCGCAAGTTGTCCACAAGCCAATGCAAGTACCCCCATTGCCACTGGAAATCCACAATCCAGCCAGCCCGATGAAAGCGAACTTGAGCGACAGACTATTGCAGCTCTTATCGACATCGCAGCAGATGGAGACAAAGCCATCGTCAAACTTAACTCCTGCGTTGCCGCCTACGAAGAAGTAAGGAGATTAGTCAATGGTCAGTAAAGAACAACTCCGACAACTTCATATTGGTGAGGAGTGGGTAGATGCCTTAAATGCCACTTTTGAGCGTTTTGACATTATGAATCCCCTTAGAAAAGCGGCTTTCATTGGTCAATGTGGGCATGAATGTGGGAACTTTAGGATTCTTGAAGAGAATTTGAACTATCGTGCAGAGGCTTTGCAGAAGTTATGGCCTAAAAGGTTTGATGCTGCCAAGGCACAGGCTTGCGCTCGTAATCCTAAGTTGATTGCCAATACTGTTTACTCGAATCGCATGGGCAACAGAGATGAGGCTTCTGGTGATGGGTATCGTTTCAGAGGCCGAGGATGTATCCAATTGACAGGCCATGCAAACTATTTTCATGCAGGTCAGGCTCTAGGGGTTGATTTTGTGATGCAACCTGAGTTAGTAGCGACTCCCATGTATGCGGCACTCACTGCGGGATGGTTTTGGGATGTCCAAAAGCTGAACCAATATGCTGATAACAAGGATTACAGAACCTTAACCAAGAAGATAAATGGCGGTTTTATAGGGCTAGAAGACCGCATAAAGCACATAGATCACGCCTTACTTGTGTTAGCTTCTTAAATTAAATTGTCATAAATACTGTATAAGGTGTTGAAATGCCTAACATTCCTACACCAGAAGATGCAAAACTTTTCGCACAAAGTGTCAGAAAGTGGCAGCAAGTGCTTAGTCTGGGTGA